GATAACCAACAGTTTGAGTTGGGAATGCACCAGGTTGTACCTGTGCAAGTTGTTGACCAACTAAACCTAGTCTAGTGAATGGTTCGAATTCTGCTTCTCTTGCCGCTGCTGCCGCTGCATCTAACACTGCTTGTTGTTGTGCTTGGCCAGCCTGACCTAATTGTGTTTGGTAAGTTCCTAAACCTTGTCTTGCAGCTAAGTCTTGTGCCGCTGCTGCTTGTGCTTGTTGAAATCCTTGTGCTAATAATTGTGCTTGTAATCCTGCTCTGCTTTGTGCTGCTCCTCTTGCTGCTTCTGCTGCAAGTACACCTTCTCTACCACCACCAAAAGCTCCAACTCTTATTGCTGCATCACGTCTTGCTGTATCTGCTATCGCTTGTTGTCTATCAAATTCTGACAAAGTCGTATCAATCACCTCTTGTTGATAAGGTGACATAAAAGGTCTAAAAGCTTCTGGTCCTGTAAGTGCTCCTAATCCTGCTGCTGCAGTTCTAGCATCTTGTTGTAATGCAGATTCTGCTGCAATCTTTGGTGCAAACGCACCTGTCTGTATTTGTTGACCTACTAAAGGATCTATTGCTTTTAAAAAATTAGTTAGTGATGCTTCTAGTACCGGTGCCGGTCGTGTTATCGTAGTTGTTTCAGCCATTATGCTCGCGCCTCTAATCTGTTCATTGTCTCGTACATTCTTCTTGCACCCTCATTAATATTTCCACCGCCTGCTCCTCTTACAGCATCGGCTGTCATAACAAATTCGTTTTTGCTTAATCTTGCAGGGACATCGTCCGCTCTCTCTTTTTTACCTATTGGCACGAATCCACCACCTCGTAGATCCATTTCTTTACCGCCAAGATCCATTATACCACCATCTTTCATTTTTACAACACCGCCATCTTTTAATCCTAATAAAGCAAATGTTTCAGTAATTATATCTTCGGAGTGACCGCCTGCAGTCATAGCACTTCTAATTGCTGCTCTTCTAGCATCATCAGAGGCTGTCTGTGCTTCTCCTGTTATTCTTTCATACTCTCTTAATTCAGCGTTGTAGTCATCTAAAGCTTTTTGAGCTGCATTTATTGCATCCTGTGTAATCTGTGTTGTTACTGTTGGAGATGCTGCTGTAGCAAGTGCTTTAGTTGTGCCTAAAAATCCTTCAGCTCCTTGTCCTTGTTGAAAAAATTTTTCTGTGCCTTGTAATGCTTTAATTCCTAAATTTTGTGCTCTCTCTCCAAAAGTCAATTCAGGATAACCCATAGTTCCTTCTCCGCCAGGAACATTTAATTTTAAACTTTCAATTCCACTTGGACCACCCCCTGGTGTTGGTTGTGCAAAATACCCAGCTATTCCGCTAGCTACAATAGGAGCTATATCAAATTCTCCCTCTGACCCTTCTTGTGCTAGTTGTGCACCTAAAGAACCTAATCCATAAGCTCCTGCTGCTTGAAGTTTAGTTAAATTACCAAACAAACCCATCTGTGGACCTAATATTGGAGCGACAGCTGCAACGTAAGGTAAATAAGGTTTTATCTCATTAGGTATAATCTTATCTAATACCTTTGATACTGGCTTAGTAATTTTTTTAAGAGCTCTTTTTGCTTTTTTAAATAATCCCATGATCTATTAATTTAATTGGTTTTCTCCTAATAATCAATCGCTGATATTAAAGCCAGCGCCTATTTTTATCTCTTCTACAGTTACATTTACGTCTCTTCTGATATGTTCGGACTTAGTGTCTGTGTTTGGATTCTGCACATCAGCCATAGCTTCTGCGTCAGACATATACTCCTGACCTGTCACTATATTAGTTAATGTAACCTCTGTTTTTGGTGTGATTACTGGCACTCTTTTACCATTAATTGTTTCATACCTAACTGAGGCCTCTGTTTCTACAAACGGCATTATCTATCCTCCCTGTTAATTTCTAGTATAGATGCAATAACATCTACATTACCACTAGTTGCTTGTACCTTCAATATCTCACTTTCTAACATAATTAAAGGCTCACTTAATACTTGTTCTTTTTGACCCGATGTTAAAGTGACATCATTATCAACTACAAAAGCTGTGCCTGCCGCGCTAGTTAATGTTACTTTAACTACTGCTGATCCAGCTGCATCTTCTACAACTAAAAGCGATTTAACAATTGCACGTGAATTAGATGGCACTGTATACAGAGTTGTAACATCTGTGTTTGTTAAACTTACTTTATCGTTTTTGTATATATTTGCCATTATCCTAATCCTAGCCAAGTAAATCGTTCTTGGTCTTCTTTTTGTTGTGTTAAGTATGTAGAGTTTAACTGTTCTATAATTGTGGTTAAAGCTCTATTAATTTGTCTTTGGTTGTCTTCACTATATTCTTTTTTAGGTTCTGGTAATCTTACTACTACTTTTGTCATTATCCTCTCCTTCCATCAGGTTGTAGATCCACTTGAAATGTACCAAATCTCCACGATTCACCTACACCAGTATTTTCTATTTTTATATTTGCATATCGCCCTCTTGCACGTGTATCCACTTTGGTTGTAGTAGATGTAATTGTAAAAGGACTTAATGAAGTTTGTGTATCACTATCAGCAGGAAAATCTTTTATAGCTAGTGTAATTTGATTGTTACCAGTTAATACTTTAAAGTTAGGTAAAAATCTTCTCATAGCTAAAAATATTTCACTTTGATCTTTTTGCAAAGAAAAACTAAATGATTTTATAAAAGATGTTAAAGCGGTAACACTACCATCCGGATTAACTTGGTCTGTTCCTATTTCATGTTCAAAAAATACAGTTTGACCTAAACCTGTTTCACCAATAACTGATGGAAATGTTCCTGTGTTAGAACTATTGTAAGCTGTGGCATATGGTTTAGGATATACTAATGAATCAATCCACGTGGTTCTAATAGAATTTGTGTTTGTGCCTGTATACCAATTACCCATGGGTAATTTTGCATTGTCTTGGCCATAATTATAGACAACGTATCTGTCATTAAAATCTGAATTTTGAGTTGGATACCACCATATTACCTCTGTAAATAAATTATTAATACCTGCATTTATTTGTTGACCTTTTGTAGTGTTACAATCGTCATAGACATAATCTTCAACAGAGCAAGGTAATGTATTAACTGTACCATCAAAAGAAAAGAATCCATTATTACCCATCCAGTATGCAACACCATCAATTTCAATTGCTGCATTTTTACCAATCAATCCACAGTTTGTACCAACCTGTTCAAAACCAAATGTAAAAGGAGCTCCAACAAATTTCATTGTGTACAATGCATTGTCCGTCCAAATCAAAATATTTTCTTTTGCAACTAAACCACCTACAATTTTTGTACCATCTTGTAGTCTTTGTGTGCCTGCAGTGTTGGTGGCTTGTGGTGTATATTTATTTATATTTTCGTCTTCAGAAAATCTTATAAACATATCATCTTGTGTATCCGGACTTCCTATAGTTACTTCTGTTCCAAGATGAATTAAGTGTCTTGTTGTTGGTGATATAAGTGTAACTCTAGTAGCTGTAGGATTACCACTATCTGTAGCTGCATCTATTCGCGTTTCAAAACCAGATGTTAACATAGAGGCTCTTGTCGTAAGTCTTGCTGTAATGCCAGCGTTCCAAGTAAATGTTTTACCGTTTGCAATTGTTGCAACTAATACTTCACCAAAATTACTTAATGACCAAAGTCCTGGTTCCAGTGTTACTGATGACGCTTCAACTGCACTACCAAATCCAGAAAAATTTGTAGCGTTTGTAACTGTTGCTCCACTACTGTGAGCTTGTCCATTTGATGTACCAAATGTTGCTGTGCCTAATGCTCCTCTAGTAATACCTGTTATGTCAGATCCAGCTATACCTGTGTATGTAATTAATTCATCACCAACAGCTATTGTGCCTGTTGTTGGAAAACCAGTTGTTGATGTTAAAGTGATTGCTGTACCCGATCCACCTGTACCCGCTGTATCCGCGAGCAACGCTCCGTTAAGGGTTGTTGTTAAAGCACCGGTAATTGTACCACCATAGTTTCCAATACCAAAACCATAACCATAAGTTTGTGCTGCAGGACCAACAGGTTGATAAACCTTAACAGTCATACTACCACCTGTTGATATAACTGCGGATGCTTGATTTAAAGAATTTATTGTAAATGTCGTAGGAGTAGGTACAGTTAATACTTGAAATAATTTATCTTCAAAATCACTTGCGTTTAACCCTGTGCCGCTTGGTAAAGTAACTGATGATAGTTCTATAATATCTCCCACAGATAAATCATGATCTGTGCTTGTTGTAATTGTACAAGTTTTAACTGATGTGCTATTTGTTGCTAATGTTGAACTAGTAAAACTATCTACAACTCCTGCGTTATTACATCTAAAAGGTGTTATATCAAAAAGCTGACCTTCAAAATACAATAATAAAAATTTATCTGTGCCAAGTGCAACATATCTATTACCTTCGGTATCTACAAAAGCATGTTGTTTTCTAGCAACACCGACAATAGAATCATTAAGTAATGATTGCCAACCACCTACTTTTTCGGGAAGACCATATCTAAATCTAACATTATCAGAATCAACCCAACGACCCTCTGCTCCTACAGCAGTGTCTTGTTTGTCAATACCAGGAGCAAACTTAAT